CCGAAGCAAAACCTCCGTAATGGATTATGTTAAAGAAAACCTTATTGCTCACGCTTTAAGAAGCCGATTGGAATTTTTCCAATCTTTTGGTGTTGAACCTGACATGTATAGAGAATGGGTAAGCATGTTCTTGTTCAAGTTTGTGGTCGAACACACGGCTAAGTTCGACTTTGCCACAATTGATTGTACTTTCAATATGGTCGTTGCTAGATTGATTCCCGGTTATTCGGAACCCGAGGATGATGATGAAGAGCTTTCTCCTAGGGAGATTGATCCCTTCTATCTTCCTTATGATGACTTGGATGTCGACTACACGACCATGGAGTACGTGAATCGTTGTGATACCGTTGATGTTCCTTCCAACGATGTTCTTGAGTATATCTCGAATGCCAGTTACATCCCAGAGGGTACTTCCTGGGGTAGTGTGACTGATGGTTCATTCGAAGATCATGTAGAGGAATTGCAGACATTACCTACTTTTGAAGTTGAAGAATTGTCGCAGCACTTAAAATTCCTACATGATGACGATGGAACATCCCACGACGTACAGTGGATTGACGCAGACGACTCCGTGGCTCCGGAAGTGTCTTGCGATGCCGATTTGAGGAATTGTGGGTTTATTGCGTATAATTCCGGTTCTGCACATCAATCGAGATGGAGACCTAAGGTTGTGCAAGTTAAACCCGATCCTTCAATAATTCAGAGCGCGGTCGATGAATTGTTTCCCAACCACCATCATGTCGATGACAAGTTCTATCAAGAGTGGGTAGAAACTCATGATATAGATCTTGAAGTTACTAGTTGTGATCTTGATATGTCAGTCTTTAATGACTGGACCAAGGGATCAGACACTAGGTTGATACCGACTTTGTCTGTTGGTGGTTTGTCTCATCGAGTTCCCACACAGCGTGAAGTTTTGCTGGCAGTGAAGAAGCGCAACATGAATGTTCCTGAGTTGCAAAGCCAATTTGATCACAATGAAGTCTTGAACAGATGTTATCATAGATTTATGACACATGTGGTTGACAAGACACGATTGTCCAAATTGTTGCCGATATCTGGTGAAGAGGTACATTTCTTCAACCAATATATTGAGAACAAGAATCCTCCATTATCCGAGTATAAAGGCCCTGTTCCATTGGTCGCTCTTGACAAATACATGCACATGATCAAGACGACTTTGAAGCCTGTAGAAGAAGATTCGTTACACGTGGAAAGACCCATTCCTGCCACCATCACATATCATAAGAAAGGAGTCGTCATGATGACTTCTCCATATTTTCTGTGTGCAATGGTGAGATTACTCTACGTGTTGAAATCGAAATTCACTGTTCCTACAGGAAAATATCACCAAATCTTTCAGATGGACCCTACGAAGCTTGAGATGTCGAAGTTTTACAAGGAGATTGACTTTTCGAAGTTTGATAAATCTCAAGGTCGACTGCATCATGACATTCAATTCAAGCTTTTCTTAATGTTGGGTATACCTGAACATTTCGTGACCACGTGGTTCAATGCACACGAAGTGAGTCACATAAGAGATAGAGATTGTGGTGTGGGCTTTTCCGTTGATTATCAACGACGAACTGGAGATGCATGCACGTACTTAGGTAATACGCTCGTTACATTGAGTGTGCTAAGTTACGTGTATGATTTGTCGAACCCAAACATTTTGTTTGTTGCCGCCAGTGGTGATGATAGTTTAATCGGGTCTTTAGAACCTTTGCCTCGAGATAAAGAAGACTTGTGTGTTTCTTTGTTTAATTTCGAGACGAAATTCCCACACAATCAACCCTTCATTTGTTCAAAATTTTTATTGGTTGTTGATTGTGATGATGGTACCAAAGAGGTTTTGGCTGTTCCGAACCCTTTGAAGCTCCTTCAAAAATTAGGTCCGAAGACGTTACAAGTCACTGTCATTGATGATTATTACCAAAGTCTTTGTGACATTCTATGGGTGTTTGAGGACGCCGATGTGTGCCGGCGTGTTGCAGAATTAGCAGAATTCAGGTGTTTTAAAGGTAAGCGTCACTGCTTGTTTCTTGAATCTGCTTTATTAAGCTTACCAAGTCTAGTGGCAAACAGATTGAAATTTCTCAGAAGAACCGTCAATTTAGAAGGTTCTAAAGCTTGTATGAGAAATGATGTTTATTCCGATCTTGTTGCTGCTTTTGAGCCCAAATGTCTTGGCGGACTTGATTCCACACCCAGAAGTACCGGACGAGAGTTCCCAAATCCCTCTGAGGGATCTTGGAAGTCTGGGGAACAAAATCCCAGAACCAGAGATAAAATTGAAGGACAAAGAGTCGGTGAGAATTTCCACCGACGAAGACGATCGACGAACACCTCAAGTTCCCAGCGAAGTGACGCTGGAAGAAAGAAGTCCACCTGGAAAGGTGGTAACAAGTTGCATTGATTGCGCTGTTCGTCATCTTCCGGAGGTTGTTTTCTCCGTGAAGGTACCGAAGTTGAATATTGACTTCGAAGTAAAGGATTTCCCTTCTTCAAGGTTAATCTTTGCCAACTTAGCCAGTAGAATTCGCGCTTTACCCTTTGTTCGTTCGTTAAATGTACCTAACGATCGTCAAAGGATACAGCTACGGTCTATTGGAGAAGTTGATGTACACATCTATATACCAAAATTTGGTTGGAAACAAGTTTTGAAGATGTCTGATGTGATTTCCGGTTTTGATTTACCGAAGATTCCTTCCATCGCTCCTAAGGTGGAGTCTTGCATGGGGGAATGTTTATCCCATTAACATGGCAACTGAGC